CGACTCCAGTGTATCGTGCTGCTTGAGAGCATAGTCACGCGGCTCGAATTGGGCGGCCTCGAACGGACGCTCGTCCTCAACACCCATTGGCGAGGCGATCGGAAGTCCAACACGGGCATATGGCTCGGAGCCCTCTCGCTCCTTGTGCGGGATGGCTACGACGAGGTCTTGACACCGGCAGCGTGGGAGCGATGGCGCGATGTCGCGCCGGACGTAGCGATCCGCCGGGCGCAGGGCGAGCCGAAATACATCAAGGTTAAAGGCTCCAGCGGCGCGGCGACGGCGCCCACGTCGTCTCGGCGAGGGTTACACGACCGATCATCGAGCCGCCGCCCATGAACGGCGGCATGGCGTCCATCAGCTCCGGCCGGCCCCACAGCGGAGCAGAAAAAGAAACTGGAGTCGATGGAAGGGGTGAAAGGTCGCCAATCTTCCAAGAACTCTGCAGCAGTAGACCCCGACGATTTTGATGGGGCGTTTGATAAATTCGCCGCGGCGTAACCCGGCGCTAAACCCAGCCAGAGGAGGAAACCATGGCAAGCACCACATACGGAGACATCTCTCCGGCAGTAGCAGCAAGCGCCTCAGTCGAGATGCTGAAACGGGGTCAACCCCTTTTAGTTATTCAACAGTTCGGCCAGAGCAAGCCGCTTGGCAAGAACCAGACCGATACCCAGAAGTTCCGGCGCTACGAGCGGCTGTCTGCCGCCACCACGCCGCTGTCTGAGGGCGTCACGCCGACCGGCAGCTCGCCGACCAAGACCGACTACACCGCCACCCTGAGCCAGTACGGCGACTTCCTGGAGAACACCGACGTAATCCAGGACCTGCACACCGACCCGGTGCTGCAGGAGTTCTCCGCAATGATCGGTGAGCAGGCAGCCCTGACCGTCGAGACCGTAGCCTTCGGTATCATCAAGGCCGGCACCACCCTGTACCGCGCCAACGGCTCAGCCAGGACCGACATCAACACCCCGCTGACCCGCGATCTGCAGCGTAAGGCCATTCGTGGTCTGAAGCGGCAGCTGGCCCGGCCCTTCACCAAGAAGATCTCCAGCTCCCCGAATTTCGGTGCTGAGTCTGTGCGGGCGTCCTTCATCGGCCTGACCCATCCGGATCTGCAGCCGACCATCGAGGACATGGAAGGGTTCAAGGACATGTCCGACTACGCCGGCCCGTACTACGAGGGCGAGATCGGTGCGGTGGGCGATGTCCGGTACATCCTCTCCACCATCTTCGAGTCCTGGGCTGACGGCGGCGGGCTCAAGGCTGGCTCCGGTACGACCATGGTATCCACCGGTGCCACGAGCGCTGACGTGTACCCGGTCCTGTACCTGGCCCCGGACGCTTTCGGTGTCGTGCCTCTCAAAGGCAAGAACGCCATCACCCCGTCCGTGCTTAACCCCAACGTCCCCCGCGGTGGCGACCCCCTGGGTCAGCGCGGCTCGGTCGGCTGGAAGACGTACTTCACCGCAGTCATTCTGAACCAGGCCTGGATGGCCCGGGTCGAGTGCGCGGTGCCGGAACTGTCGTAATCACTGAGGGCGGCTGAACCCGCCCTCAACTTAAATTCTTTGAGGAGAACACGACCATGATGGAGCAATCTGCAAAAACAGGTTCAATTTCCGTTGTAGCGGCTGCCGCTATTAACGTGGTACTCGGATGGACTCCGAGCTACGTTCGGGCGGTAAACGTCAACAACCTCGCTTTCTACGAATATTTCTCCGGCATGGATGCCGGCACCTCTCTGGATACTGGCAACCACGCCGATACCCAGATTTCGGTCAATGCTGCGGACTCGATCTCGACCTATGCCGGCCGGGCCGCCGGGGCGTCGCTTACCGGTACCGTTTCCGTTACCGCCGCCAGTGCCACCGTTACCGGGTCCAGCACCAACTTTCTCGGTGAGCTGGCTGTCGGTGACACCATCACCGTGAACGGCGAGGTGCGGACTGTCAGTGCCATTGCCAGTAAGACCTCACTGACTGCCAGTGCTGTCTATGTAGCCACTGCGTCCGCTGTGAACATCTATGAGATGAAAGGCAAAGGCGCCGGGTTCACCCTCGGTACCGACATCTGCGACACCGCTTCCGACGTGGTGCGCTGGGTGGCCATTCGCTAAAACCTTGTCCAGGCGGGCATTAAGCCCTGCCGATAGGAGGATTCAATGAGAACACGAGAACTGAAATGTCGCCGGCTGGTGGTCGAAACAATTGAGACCCATGCCGGTGGAACCCCAGCGATCTCCGGGATGACCAGTGCGGAACTGACCGTGCTGGACGGCATCACTGCCGGTACTGGCCTCGCATCGAAAGCGGTAGTCCTTGATTCCGGCGGCGACTTCATGATGCCCACGACTGGCCTGTTTGGCATGTCCCGGGGCACCCTCGCTGCGACCGGGTCCGGAGCGTCCACGGCTGCGGTTATTACTCAGCAGGTGACCGCGGTCACTGCATCGGACGGTACTAAGGCAGTCGCCCTCCCGGCGGCCGCTACGACCGTCGGCCCGTTGCTGGTGATCAACACAGTACTGACCACCGGAGCCACTTTGCCGGTTTACCCAGTCAATGCGGGCAACGACAATATCAACGGTGGAGCTGAGGATGCAGCATTCACCCTCGGGCCTGGCAAGGCAGCATGGTTTATCCCGACCTCAGCTACCCAGTGGTACGCCGAGGATGCGTCCGCAACTACGGCGATTACATCGGAACTCAACTTCCTCGCTGGTGCGACCGCAGGTACTCAGGTGGCCAGCAAGGCAGTAATTGCGGATGCTAATGTCAACACTGGAGTGGCAAAAGTAACGGCGTTGCACATCGGCGCAACTGGTGCGGAGACGCAGGTAGTCGCCACTGCCGCAGAAATCAATACTGCCTGTGATCAGTCGGCCCAGGTAATGGCTCCCGGGGCAGGTATTTCTGCGGGCGTCGGCACGGTGTACAAATCTTCCGTCGTCAAGCAGGGGGATATCTTCAAAACCACCATATTCCTTGACCTGACCGGACTCTCTGGGACTGCTACTGATACGGACATCATTGGTACGGCAGGCGTGTGCCATCTCGGTCAGATCACGGCCGCGAAGAACGGGACCATTTTCTACGGCCAAGTTACTTGCCTCGAAACGCCTGCCGGTGGCCCTGATGATGTTGTGTTCTATTCCGCCGACGAAGCAACCGGTGCCTACGACGGGCTGGTAACCGATCTGACCGAAACCGTGCTGTACGATAAGACCTCTGCCGCCGCTGCTGCGGCTGCCACGCAGATCGCTCTGGCCGCTGTCCCTGCTGCCAATCAGTATCTGTACCTGGCGGCTGGCGAAGGTGCGGCTGCTGGGGAGTATAGTGCTGGCCAGTTCCTGATCGAGCTGTACGGCGCGTAAGAAACAGGTTCAAGTCTTGACCACGTGGGGGAGGAGTACGTCCCCCACCTATCAAGGCCTGAAACAAAGGAGGAAGCACTGTGTACATGAAGAAAATGGTGAGCGTCGGAGCAGCCAGCAACGGCTTTATTGTCGAGTGCCACGCCTCAATCAAGCCGGAGAAAAAGAAGGAGAGCAAGTCTGTGTGTGAGTGCTATCCCGGCTCCAGTGAAAAGCAGTATGTGGCGGCGACCGCCGAGGACGCGGTTGCCCTGGTCACCAAACTCATGCCACTGCTTGATGAAACCTACTCCTCGGAAGAGGAGTTCGACTCCGCCTTCGATAAGGCGGCAAAATAATAAACGGGGAGAGTAACAAATGGATGATCTGGACATGGCCTTCGCTGAGACTGCACCGCCCAAAGCGGCAGGTGTGCTGACCGAAGTTGACCCGGAGTACGACCGGGCGAACTGGCCCACCATCAATATCGACATGGAGGACGGCAAGCCGAACTACGAGTTCTTGTCGGTCCACGGCACCCTCGCAAACGGCGAGCCGTTCGATCATGACTTGAAGGTCATGCGCGGGGTTGATGTGCAGGTGCCGCCCTCGGTGGTCAACATGCTGCGGGATGCGATCAGTGCCCACTATGTGCAGCGCAAGGACCCGATCACCGGGACCAACATCATGATCCGGTCGGATCGTTCCGCCATCCCCTGGCGCTTGGTGCGCGGAGGGAAGTACATTGACTAGAGCGGAGATGCTCGCTGAGCTGCGGGATGTTCTCA